CTGTCGTATCAAGCGGAATGGCAATAGCTGTAGTGGCAGACGCCACGCCCAGAGCCTCGGTGACGTTGGCTCCAATCGAATGCGCCACGTTGGTCGTCCCATAAACACCCCGGGTGATACCTGTAAAAGTGGTCGCCGTTTTGCCAGTGTAAGCAATTAGTTCCGATCCAATCAGCAGGTGCCCGCTGGATTCAAAGAGGCTGGTCGATACAACCTGAATGTCTGCCGTGGAGACGTTCGTCATTGCCGCCGTCAGCGTAGTGGCCCCGTCTTGATGGAAGGCCCCGTTGGGGAACTTGAGTAGCGCACCGCCCGTGTTGGTCGTGAATAGCTGTTCAAAATTGTGTAGCTGGTTAAAGTACAGGCGTAGGACGTTCGTGAATTGCTCTTGGTACTCAGGAGAAAACTGTTTTGGGGTCAACGGCAGGTTAGGCACCGCTGGAGCAATCAGCGGTCCGGTGCGAAAAAGCGGCAGCACCATTAGCGTCTCCCGTCTGGCTTGATGTCGATCCGGGGAGCGCCAAGCTGCCACTGAAGGCCCACCTGATTGCCCTCAACGCTAAACGACATTTGCCGTCCGCGAACACGGATGTACACCTGCCCGGTGAACTGCTCGATCGGCACTGTAGCGCCACGCACCACAGGCGCGCTGTCTTGGCCCCCAACGGACGGGGGCGTGTTATAGCCCGAGCCAGAGTTCTGCATCGGCAGCAGCGTCATCGTCACCTGCGGGCTGGCCGCCGTGGAGCCACGGAACGTGATGTCGGGGATCAAGCGCCAGATGAAACCAAAGTTCTGGCCATCCTGAATGTCAAACTCCGAAGACGTGATGTACGAGTCGATCGCCGCCGGAGTGCCGGAGGTGTTGTCATCAACCCCCAGTTCGTGGAACACCAAGTTGTTGGAGTACGTCGCAGCCAACGGGTACAGGTTCAGCCCCGAGTCGATCCACGCCGTGCGCCCCATCGTGCCGTAGTACCAGATGTCTTCGGCGTAGTTGTAGATGACGTAGCGGTCGATTACGTCGGAGTTAGCCGAGCAGTAAAACCACCACACCTCGTTGAAGCCCTCGTCGGTGCCTGAGAAGAACTGGTCCTGCTGAGCAAGGTTGATGTCGCCGTAGACGTACTGGCGCAAGTCACAACGCAGCGTCTGCACCCGACCGTCGTAGCGGTAGAACTTGTCCACGCCCATCCAGAACACCACGCCCGAGGCCACCGACACCGTGTTGATGCCAGCGATTGAAATGTTGTCGCCTAAAAGCTGCGCACCCCAAACGTACGGGGGCCCAAGGTATTGCAGCGAGTACACCGAGGCGTCCGTGAACACCACGATCTCCTGCCGGGTCTGCACGTAGGAGCGAATCTCCGAGCCGTGCGACAGACGCGTGCCCCCTGCTTGGTTGGTCGCCGCCGGGGTCCAGTTCACCACCGACTCCTGATCACTCCAGCGGATTAGCATCGGGTCAAGCTCGGTCTCGCCCAGCGGGTTGCAGCCAAACGCAATCACAAACCGACTCACATCCGAGACCGTCATGTTGTTGACCACTGTGGGCACATCCGACGCCCCAGCCAAACTTGCCACCGGGATGCCGCGCGGCGAAACATAGTGCGTGCCAGACTGAGCACCCGTCGTAGTAATGGCCGCGCCGCCGGGCGTTGCCGCCAAGTTGCACACGTTGCTGACCGCGTTGACCACGTAGTAGACCGTGCCCACCGTGAGGCCCGTAGGCAGCGCGCCCGTCGTCTCCAACACCACAGCCGTGCCGTCAACCAACTCAGAACTCGTGAATGTCACCACGCCCGGGGACGCGATCGTCACCGTGAACACTTCGGGAGCCGTGCCAATCTTGGCGTTCCAGTAATACAACGCGCTGCCGCGATAGCCAAAGATTAGGTCTTCGCCAAAGTTGTTCTGGTACCAAAGCCGAGCGCCCACCAGCGTAGATGTGCCAATGCCCCACGGACCGCTGCCCCAAGGCCCTGCGCCCCAACCACTGAGCGGCGTGACAATCTCGTTGCCCACCGGCACCTCGTAGGCAGCGCGCACTGCCGTGCCACCCCCACCCACATCGTAGGCCGTAGCTGCCACCGGAGCCGTGATCGTGTAGCTGTTGGTGTTGACGACCGTGACTTCAAAGTTCGAGTTGAGCACCGCCGCCGTGATGCCTTGGTCCACCTCCAGCGAGAAGGTCCCCGAGCCTGCCGAAGAAGTGCTGATTGCCGCGCCGTCCACCACGTTGGCAAAGTTCACCGTGGTGCCAGCCACCACACGGATGTAGTAAGTCACCCCCGTGAGCAAGCCGGTCGGCAAAGACCCACCAGCGGAAACCGAGAGAAGGACGGGCGTGTTGTTAGCCAGCGCCGTGGACAGCACAAAGTCGGTTGCCGTCGAACGCGTGAAGGTCTGATAACTCAGCGCCCGAGCACCAATAAAAGACACGTAGTCGCCAGTCGAGCAGCCGTGCGCAGTGTCCGTCACAGTGATAATGGCCGAGCCAGTCGTAGCAGCAAACGGATTGCTCAAAGGCCCCGCATACTCGCGGATCGGCGTGATGTCGTTGTAGACACCGCCCTGCTCGATGTAAAACTTCTTGTTGGTGCCAACTCCAGTGAGCACCGTCGGGACGGTGATCGTGCCCCAAGTCCACAACGAACGACACACACCCTCGTAGGTGTACGGCGAAATCTGCTCCCACCCGCCGAGCTTTTCAGGCGTGCCTTGACGAAAGCGCACCTTGTCGCACGAGTACCAGCCGCCTTCCGTGGTGTAGCGGGTGTTCTCGCGGTTAACGCCGGGTTTGAACAGAATTTTCTGGAGCGGCATCGAAGCCCCTTTATGCGGTCATAACCTCTTGCGCGTGCTTAATGTGCGCAATCCGGTCGTCTAGCCCAATGGTACCGCCGTTGATCTTCTTTGTCATCCCGGTGTAGTCTTTAGCATCAGCCTCTTTATTAAGCTGGCGCTTGTTCCAGTACCACCCGGCGGTCAAGGCCGCATACTTAGGAACCAGCACGTAGTCAGGGCTATGGAGGAAGTCCATGTTCAAGGCGTCCCCGGCCAGCGTGTAGTTGTCCTTGCCGGTCAGTTGAATCAGCCCGCGCCCGTGGTACAGCCAGCCGTCCCCGGTTTCCTCGGTGCCGTTGCCCATGCGCCCGCCGTAGACCTTGTTGGCGATCTTCTCAGGGTTGCGGGCGTACTGCTGGGCCACCTCCATCGTTGGGAAGCGGCTAGGCCACGTCTTCATCAGGGCTTCGGCGGAGTAGTTCAGGTTCTCCTCCAGCTTGGTGAAGTTCATGGACTCGTGTGCACACTGCCCGATGAACGCGGCTTGGCGCTCGGGGGTATTGATCTCGTAGCGATGGAAGACCTCTTGCAGCGGCTCGACCCAGTCGATGCTGATCTTGAGTTTGGCGAGGGTGTTGGCAAGGCTCATCATTTGATTGCGGGTGCTTTGGAGAGGAGGTCAGTTTTAGCCTGAGAACCAGCGCTAGAACCAAAATAGTAAGCAATGATCCCGGTCCATGCGGTACCGAGGCTGCCCAGCATCATCAGGATGGCGGGGTTGTTGGAGTCCACCTTGCCCAGCAGCATCATCACCAGAATGCCAAAGAAGCCGACGGTAACAATTGCAGCCAGCGCGGGGGGAACGATGGAGCGGGTAGCTGCCTGCATTTCCCGAGCCGACTTCCTGTCATCCACCTCCAGCTTGGCGAAGTTCAGGCCCAACTCCTGAGCCTGCTTTTGGAGTTCGATCTCCGCCACCTTGACCTGCGCGATCTGCTCGGCGGTCAGCTTGTTGTCCTTGATCAGGTCCCCGACTTTGTCCTCATTGACCCCGATGGCCTTGGAGACAGCGGAGATTGCCATGCCCGCCAGCGGGCCGCCCAGCGCAGTAGCGACAGTGGGCGCGATTTGTTTGAGCCATTCCATTACTGTTTACTCCTTGACAACATGGTTGCGGCAATTTGCAGAAGGACGCGGTACTGATCAACATCCGGCGGCTCTTCCTTCCAGCCCACCGTGATCTGCCCCACGAACTTGCCCTGCTCCGGCGGCACGCTGATGCGACACCCGTAGGTCACACCCTTTTCGATATACCACAGGCCAATCTCGGACTGCGCGGTCTTGTACGGGCCGCACGGAACCTCGCTTGCCATAAGCGCCACAACATCCCGGTTATTGGCGACGTTGGCGGTGAATAGCCCGACATCCAACCCCTCATGGGTCTTGTCCCGCCCTTCCTTGGTGTACGCCCGGTACAGCACGCGGTTACCAAACATGGGGTTGACCTTGAAGATCGCCACCACCTGCGCGTCGGTGTTCTTAAAGAGGTGTGCCGCCGCATCCTCAACCCGGTCCTCGGCGATGCTGGGCAGCTTCTTTTGCTCCTTGTATGCGCCAATCAGGAAGGCTTGGTTCTGCCAGATGAAGTAGCCCACGAACGTGAAGACGGCCATCAGGATGATGGCAAACAGTTTGAACGGAGAGTCCACGTAGCTCAGGACCCTGTCCAACACCGTCAGTTGCGTTTTCTCTTCGCTCATTCGAGTGCCTGCTTGACGATGAAGATGATCAACACGCCAAAGATGCCAAGGGTAAGAAATACGCCGACGACCTGCGCCATCAGCAGCCTTTG